GGTCGCCCACAAATTCCACTAAGTTCTCTTTGGCCTTCGCATACTTGCTTCTAGTGAGCACTGCCCAGGCCAGCCCAGTTAGTGTGGTGATAATCAATACGGCATTTTCTACTGAAATTTCCATTGTGTCACTTCCTGATGATCGCTTTTCTCGCGATCGTTCTGTTCTGCAGCTTCACCTTTCTCCGCTGAACCTGGATCTGCAGCCAATCGAGTTCTTCCAGGCCCAATCCCTGCACAAGCTTGCCCCAAAAATCCGTATCCATAGTTCACGAATAGATCACTTTAGCATAGATCTCTAAAGGGAACTCGATGTCGTACTCCGTGCCCACAGCCAGCACTTTGAGCTGCACCCCGCCATAGACGACCTTGTCCCTCTCTGATACGCTCACTGCCCCGTCAACTTGGATCTGCATGGTGGAGACGGCCACAGTGCCGTCTTCTTTTGTGATATTCTCCACCTTGTGCTCGACTGCACAGGCATACGTTGCGGCGGTGTTGTAGCTGTCCGCGTATCCGTCATTGGACTTGAAGGTGGAAATGGTCACTGATTGGACCATCTCATCCTTGAAATCCTCAATTAGAGTCATTCCAGCTAGGCCCGCCGATGTCGGTGTTCTCGAACTCTTTTGGATAGTTCACTGCATCAGCCACTGCTCCTATTGCCGGTGCCGTGTAGCTGAAGTCACAGCGCTGGATCCTCACTCGTATGGTGTCGGCCAGGGCTTGGTATTGCCCCACCAGGTCGCTATAGTTGATCGTCCTGGGTCCAATCTTCTTCGTGACCTTGTGCGCCCCTTTGGCTACCAAGGTCTCGGCGCAGGCCAGGGCGGCCTGCAGAACATTGCTCCCGGCCTCTGCCAGCTCGTAGGCGATCTCCGCATCCGTGAGCAGTGGGCGTCCCGAGTCGGTGTCCTGGATGTGATAGCGGACCTTCTCGGCTGCTGTGTTGGGGCCCGTATAGGTGAATGTCATATCCTCCTCATGAAAACGTATAGTGCCTATTGATTTTCTTGATGATTGCTAAAAACGGCAAGTGTGATTCGTATTTCTTTAGCTGGTCCATTAGTACTGCGGATCCTGTAAATGTGACATGCTTCTCACCGCCGAGCTCGAAATGGATCGTGAGATACTGAGTTCCTTTCTTTTGGTGGCTATCTTTGATCTTGTAGCCAGTGACGAGGATCTCTTTGTTTAGGATCTCGTCGAGTCGGAGCTTGTCACCATCGAATGCTTCTTCGTCTGCGAAATCCCCGAACCTTTCATGCACGGGCAAGCCCCAACGATCGCTTGAAATTGTGGCTATTCGCCCAAAGAAGCCAACCTTCTGTAGATGCTATTGAAGATCTGTATTGGTCAGGAGAGATCTCACCTCTGGCCAACTCGCCGGGGAGGTCCTTCATTCGATGCTTAATTCTCTTGGCCGTGGATTTTCGGACAAGAATGCGGCCCGGAAAGTGCCTGTAGCCCAGGAAATCGATACCTTGCTTGACCTGGAAAACATCGTTCTTGCTCAAAGTTAAGGCAAGCTTCTCTGCCAGGAAGCGCTCTATTTCCCCAGCTATGTTATGCAGGAGCCTCTTGTCCTTGTGCAACAGTATGAAATCATCACAGTAGCGGATGTAGTGCTTGGTTTTGTGCTCGTGCTTCAGGTACTGATCGAGCTCATTCATGTAGAGATTCCCAAGCCACTGGCTTGTGTAGTTCCCAATAGGCACATTCTTGCCCCCTGGAATGCTGTATATGATGTCTTCCAGCAGCCAAAGGGTGTCTGGGCACTTGATTTTCTTTTGGACGATCTCGGAGAGGATATCATGATCGATCGAGGGATAGAACTTCCGAATATCCATCTTCAGGCAATATGCCTCAGGACCTGCAGCTCTGATGAAGTCCATGGTTCTGCGGCTGCCTGCATGGATGCCCTTGCCCTTCCTGCAAGAATACGAATCGTGAATGAAGAGGCCATTCCAGATCGGCTCAAGCACGTTCATCAAAGCATGCTGAACCACTCGATCAGGATTAAATGGCAACTTGTAGATGGTCCTCTGCTTTGGCTCGTAGATCGTCTTTTCGATATACGGGGATGTTGTGAATGTCTTCTCGATCAACAAATCTTTGATATTGAATATATTCTCATCTAGGTCATCATCGAAGCGAATGATGGTGTTCTGCCAGCCTTTGCCTTTGCGGGCCTTCTGATAAGCGAGATAGATGTTATCTAGGTCAGTTATCTTTTCAAAGAGATTTCCATGTCGCTTCATATTAATTTTTGAGAAGAGCAACGTTCGTTGCGTACTAGCTGCGCTTCTCCTCCGTTGTGTATTTTGCCTTTTCTCAGACAAGGTTAGCGAGTCCAGCCAGGAGTTAGCATTCCGCGATTTTCCTGGATCTGTGACAAAGCGACTGCCGATATTCGAATTCGTATTCCAGCGATAGTTATTCGCATTCTGAGCCTGCGAACTGCAATTCGTCGCATTATTCCAATTGCTGCTGCTGAGCAGTTCAACTCGCCCAACCTATTACTGGAGTGCGACTTCCGCACCCCGAATAACAATTACTGTGGCTCCGCGACAAAGCGACCGCCGACATCCGAACCCGTATCCCAGCGAGCGTAACCCGCATACCGAGCCCGCGAACCGCAAGCCGTCGCACTACCCCAATTGCCGCCGCCGAGCAGCTTGACATCCCCGGTGCCTCCTGTCCCTGCTAGGTTATACAATGATCCTCTCGCGCCTGGTAGGTCGTACCAACCCCATGAAGCTGCGTAATCTGATTTGAAGCTCTGCGTCCTGAGCCACTGCCACAACACTCCGCAGCAATCTTCGCAGCCTATGTGGCTGATCATCCTCCGGCCCGCAGTATCTACATGGCCGCCAGTTGTGCCTGGATCCGACGATCCGGTGATGTTTGTCTCTTCATTTGAACCGCTGGCAATGGCCTGGAATTCGTCATCGTCAGGCATCCTGCAGCCAATGGCGGCAAAATCATCGACGAAATCCATCCAGTTGCGGATATCTGAGATTGTACCACCGTTCACAGAAGACGTCGAGGCTCCTGTGCCGGATGCCAGGTATATTGCTGCCCAGATAGGTGCATAGTTCAGGCTGTCAAAGTCTGTCTTCCCTGCCCAGACCATGCCAGCCTGTGTCCCTGCAGAACGATGCTTCAAGTCCCAAACAGAGCGAGGTAGAATATCCCCGGCCAAAAAGCCCGAAAGGGCGTGGCCGCTTATAGTTCCCACGTTGACGCATTCACAATGGAATCCTCCAACTTTTCGAGAGGTAGTGGCACTATACCCGGCAGGGAATGTCGTTGTGGCTGAGAGCTTTAAGACAGGGATATTTCCCGACGTTGGCCGGCATGCGTAGATGTAGAAGTCCTTGCCGGCTCGGTTGGCTGCATTGGTGTAGTCTGGTGATTGGGAGTCCCACGATGATACAATATTTAGATCCATCTCTTGCGCAATCTCGATCTCATACGCATATCCGTTCCCGCCGATATTGACGAGCAGATGGGAAGGAGAGACAAGTGTCCGACGATCCGCAGCGACCGCGCTGCTCTTTGACCGCCACATGCGGTTTCTGTCATAGTACGCATCCAGTCGCGCCGGAATGCGAGAAAACAACCCCATCAGCTCACCTCAATACTTGCATTGTTACGCCGTAGGTAAATCCACATCAGCTCGCCCAACCCATTACTGGGGTGCGACTTCCGCACCCCGAATAACAATTACTGTGGCTCCGCGACAAAGCGACCGCCGAGACCCGAATGCGCAGTCCAGCGAGAGTAATCCGCAGACCGAGCCCGCGAACCGCAATACGTCGCATCAACCCAAATGCCGCCGCCGAGCAGTTTTACATCGCCTCGAGTTCCCTGTTTGTACAGGCTGCCGACTGGGTCTGGCAGATTATACCACGCGAAGTCTGGCGCTACGTCTCCTGATGGATTACCGGTTGTCACTGTCTGCGGGTCACCCGAAACCACTACCTGATGAGTGTGGTTCGCTGCACCGTCGAATCTGTAGCTCTGTTCATCGAGCCACTGCCACCAGACACCGGCATCGTCCTCCGAGCCGATATTAGAAATCATTCTGCGACCTGTGGTAGAGACGTGGCCGCCCGTTGTAGTCGGGTTCGCCGATCCGGTGATATTGACTTCTTCCTCGATTCCGGTGGCCAGAACTTGGAATTCATAGTCACGCATCATCCTGCAGCCGATCAGGCCGAAGTCAGAAACGAAGGCATTCCAGTCGCGGGTAGTCGATGCAGCCGCCCCGAAGACGGATGCAACGCTAGCGCCTGTGCCTGATGCCATATAGATGGCTTTCCAGACAGGCGCATAATTCAAGCCATCGAATTCGGTCGGCCCACCCCAGACCATGCCGTTGATGAAGCCTGCTTTCGGCCTGTGCTTGAGGTCCTGGATGGAGCGCGGTAGGATGTCGCCAGCCAGGTAGCCCGCGAGAGTATGCCCGCTGATGGCTCCCACTGCCACGCACTCGCAATGGAACTGTCCGATTTTTCGCGATGCAGTAGAGGAGAACCCAGTCGGGGCGCTGGATGATGTAGACAGAATGAACGTGGGAATTTTGCCGGACACGGGAACGCATGCGAATATGTTGAAGTTCTGGCCCGCCCTATTCGCAGCTATCGTTCTATCCTGATAGCAGGTCCAGACTGCAGTGCCGTCGCTGGTGGTCCCACCAGGCGTCGTTCCCCATGCCGGTGCAGATTCCCCAGAGGTGCCGGGTGTGGTGCATTCATAGACGTAATTATTCGGAGCGGTTGGTCGGATCTGTGCACCTGCTGCATATGCATGAGTTGCCGCCCAGGTGGTCGCTATTGCCGTTCTATCCCATGCAGAATCATTTGCTACATCGATCTCAGTTTCTTCCTCGATGCTGTAGCCTATACCATTGATGGCCACCGCCATTGGAGGAAGGATTAGTGTCCTGCGATCTGCGGCTGTAGATGGGGGATATGCAGGATAAGGTGGATATGGCCTCTCGTAGCCGGAAAGCCCGCCCGCTACGAGGGCCCTCCGCACGAGAGCCAGGGACATTCTTAGGCCACCAGATATCTGTCTAGCATGAGCTGCGCGTCATCCTTTCCGGTGAAGCCGTACCTCTGCCACATCGGATTGGGCATAGGAATCTCGTGGTAGTTGTGCGGGCCTTCTGGATTCGCGGGGTCAATCGGGCCGTCGTCGATCTGTAGAAATTCCGGCTCTGCTATGATGGCCTGCAAGATCTGCGTGCCCTGTTGAATCAGCAGATCTTTTTGCATTCGTTCCCGTCGGGTTCTCTCCGGAAGGTCAAGTATTACCTCGAAGTCTCTCTTCGTCGAGAATCCCATATCACTGTACGATTTTTCCATAATTTAAGCCTCCAAAAGAGCTCTGATCTCGGCAATGTGTGCCTTGATCGATGCTATGTCATCTTGCATTGTAGCGAGGTCTGCATTGGAAACAGAGATCGTGCCGGTCAACGCGACACGGATCTGCTCCAGCTTGGCCCAGATGCCTGTAGGGGATCTGCTTGACATGTTCCCCCCCCCCCTAAGCAGTCTTCATGAAGACAAGCACGTACTTGACCTTCCCTGCAGTCCTGCCCGCGCTCGGCGCAGCGTAGAGATAGACATCCCCGCCAGCGGCAACGATGCTGTTTGCCCCGGCTACCGGCCACATCATGAGCACGTTGCCGATGTGATTGAGGAAGACGGTATCTGCCAGGGTGATGACGAGATCTGCGGACATCTTGGTAGCCGCCCCGGCTGCCGCTGAAATGCTGAGAGTGGCGGAAGTAGT